ACATATCGGAGACTGCCAGTTACGTGACCGTAAGGTAGGTAGAATCTACAAGAAATTTGGTCATGACTACTATGGAAATAGTCACACAAACATCTTTGTTCAGAACTTGAGAGATAACTTCCCCAACACTAACCTTATCTCTATCAGACTATGCTCAGGTACTGACTTCAACAGAGTTTCATACAACTGGGAGTTTGACGAGAGAGAAAAGAACAAGGCAGAGTGGAGAAAGCACAAGTCATTCATCGACCACAATTCAGCATACACTAGATCTCTCTATATACAGAGTAATAGTCTTGATGATTCTGAAAATGCTTTTGAAGTCAAAGAAGACGCACGTAAGCAAGACATTGCTAGAGCGTTCAAGAAGTCACAAAAGAACAAGAAGACATCTAAGAGAATCTTGAATGAGTTTATCTCAGTTATAGCATGAGACCACAGGTACATAGTTTATTTCCCACCCCTGTCTTCCAGAGTGAAATACCTCTGAGGCAGGAGTGGTTGAATTTTATTAAGACTCTAGAGTATGATAGGACATCCATGGATAATGGATATATCTCTCACTCTAGGGACATATTCAGTAATAAAGAATTACGTAGTTTAAAATTTGAAATATCTGACGCAGTAAAATACTTTGCACATCAACAGTTAAAGGTATCACAATACATCTACATAGATGTCTGCAGATCATGGGCAATCAGACACCTACCTAATGACTGGGCACAGAATCACTGTCATATGAACAGTGTATTCTCAGGTATATACTACCTAGATGTAACTGAACATAGTGGAGATCTGGTCATAGAAAAAGGACAGCACTACACTAATTGTTTTATGCCTACCCTATCACCTGACGTAGATTTCTTTAACAAGTATACACAGCAGAACTGGAGACTCAAACCTGAGAATGGTATGCTAGTTGTATTCCCATCACAGATTATTCATAACGTTGAGAAGAACTTAACAGACAACGATAGATATGCTATAGCATTTGATGTATTCATACGTGGTAAGTTTGGTGAATATGGTGGGTCGGATGTGACAATAAAATAAGTGTCCACTGCATATGTACAAACCTGCAGACAGCGTGTACAATTAGTACATAAGCAACAAACAACAACATGGCAAACCCAAACATCTATTCAGAAAAACAGTTCTTCGCACTTCTTAAGAAGAGAGGTCTAGACACTAACGCTATTCCTAAAGCAGAAATAGAGGGGGTTGCAGTACTTCTTGATACTAGATATGATTCTGTGTCAAGAAGAATGAAATCTAGATTTGGGTTCGTGTATAACCCAAAGACTCAAATCTTTTCGCAAACTAATGCTGCTCTTCCTAAAGTTCAAAAGAAAAAGCAACCACAAAAAACAGTAGCAAAAGTCAAGAAGGAACTTGAGAGGACAATCGCAAAGACACCTGACTTGCCAACTAAGAAAACTTCTGCTACTGTAAAGACAGAGAGAGCAGTGGAGCAAAACTTGGTACCAATTAAAGATGCCGAGTATGTACCATTCGGTAACTTCAAAGATGTAAAGAAAGTCTTAGCATCTAAGCAGTTCTACCCTATGTTTATCACTGGTCTATCTGGTAACGGTAAGACATACTCTGTAGAGCAAGCATGTGCTCAACTCAAGAGAGAACTTATCCGTGTAAACATTACTATTGAAACTGATGAGGATGATCTTATTGGTGGTTTCCGTCTTGCTGATGGGGACACTGTTTGGCATAATGGTCCTATCATAGAGGCACTTGAGAAGGGTGCGGTTCTACTACTCGACGAGGTAGACCTAGCATCTAACAAGATTCTATGCTTACAATCTATCTTAGAAGGCAAGGGTGTCTTCCTTAAGAAGATCGGTAGGTATGTAAAACCTGCAGCAGGATTCACAGTGATCGCTACTGCTAATACTAAAGGTAAGGGATCTGATGACGGAAGATTCGTAGGTACTAACGTATTGAACGAAGCATTCCTTGAGAGATTCCCTATCACATTCGAGCAGGAGTATCCTACACCTGTAACGGAAGCAAAGATACTTTCCTTCCACTGTGCTGACAAAGATTATGTCAAGAACCTATGTGATTGGGCAGACATCATCCGTCGTACATTCAAGGACGGTGGTATTGATGAAGTCATCTCTACACGTAGACTTGTACACATCGCTCAGGCATATGCTATCTTCAAGGATAAAGCAAAGGCAATCTCTACTTGTATCAGTAGATTCGATGACGAGACTAAGCAAGTCTTCCAAGAGTTATACGACAAGGTAGATGCTGATGTAGACTTTGACGTTGACAAAGTAGGAACAACAGTGTAGGATAGATTATGGACAAAGATTCAGCAACCGATATGCTCCGACAATCAATCGAAAGCATCGAAGAAAAAACAATGGGTATTGAAGACAATACCCTACGTTGTAAATACAACGAGGATCAAGGACTCAAGGATGCTATGGACTATATCACTAGCACCTACAAGGGTCACTACACCTCAGATAAAACCAACGTCCAGACTCTAGATCTTATCGAAGCAGTGGGCGATGCCCCTGCATTCTGTCGTTCAAATGCTATTAAGTATTTGTCTCGATACGATAAGAAGGGGTTCCCTAGCAGGGACATCCTCAAAGCAATTCACTATTGCGTCCTCTTATATCATTTTACAGAAAAATCACGTGACAGCATCTCTGAACCCTATGAAACTTTCTGATCGTACTATTAGAATCTTGACTAACATGTCAAAGATCAACAGGTCGATTCAATTCAAAGAAGGTAATGAACTATCTTCTCTATCAATCCAAAAGAATGTTCTTGCTAAGACAACAGTAGAAGAAACATTCCCACAAGACTTTGCCATCTATGACCTAGATGAGTTCCTAAAGGTAATGAGTCTTGCTGATAATCAAGGAGACCTTATCTTTGGTAATCAATCTTATGTGACTATCAATACTGATAGAACTAAAGCAAAGTATTTCTTTGCTGATCCTTCTATTGTACAGCAACCTCCTGCAGAGTTCCCACAGTTACCTAGTATTGAGTGTGAGTTTGATCTTAGGATCGCTGACCTTAACAGGATCAGAACTGCTCTATCAATCTATGGTCACCTAGAGGACATCGCTATTGTGGGTAAGAATGGTAGTGTATCTATTGAGATCAGAGACAAAGAGAATCCTTCATCTAATACTTACTCACTTGGAGTAGGTACAACTGATGCTACATTCTTATTTGAATTGAAGTCAGAGAACATCTACAAGTTGGACTACAGCAATGCCAACACAGGTTATAATGTAAGGATCAGTAAGTCTGGTGCTAGTCAGTGGGTCTCCTCCGATGGAGTTGTATACCTTATTGCTCTAGAACCTGATTCAACCTATGAGGAAAATTGATCTAGCGGTATACGATGATTTCGTATCGCCATCATACCTAGAAGATATACAGAGTGCGTGTGATCCTGCTAGTACCCCATGGTACTTTCAAGGGTCACAATCTCTTGAGAAATATGACGATGCCTTGATAGAAGACTTCGGTTTTTCTATTGGTTTACTACCACCATGGCAACCAGATAAATTCGAGGACACACCCATAGCAACACTGATCAAACCTCTGATATATCGTATCAAAGATATAGCAAAGGCAGATCACATTTTAAGATGCAGACTAGACTTGACAGTTCTGCATGACAACTATCTACATCCTCCTCACATTGACATAGATCAACCGCACGTAGCGTGTATAGTATATGTTAATGATAGTGATGGAGACACAGTAATCTATGACCATAAAACTAAATGGGCAAAGACATATTGTGAGACAGGTAACCTACCTATCAAGGAGCGTATTGCTCCCAAGGCAGGACGTATGGTACTATTTGATGGGGACTATCTCCACACAGGATACTCTCCCTCCAAGCATCAGACTCGGATTTTAATTAACACAGTTTTATCATGAAAGAATTTCTTTGGGTAGAAAAATATCGCCCACAGAAGATTGAAGATTGTATCCTACCCAAACGTATCAAGGATACTTTCCAAGAGATAGTAGATCAGGGCAACGTACCTAATCTATTACTGTCTGGTACAGCAGGGATCGGTAAGACCACTGTTGCTAAGGCATTATGTAAACAATTAGGAGTAGACTATTATGTTATTAACGGATCTGACGAAGGCAGGTTCCTTGATACCGTCAGGAGTCAAGCGAAAAACTTTGCATCAACTGTTTCCCTCTTGGGTGGATCCTCACGCAAGGTCATTATTATTGATGAGGCAGACAATACCACTCACGACGTACAAC